TAAAGTAGGTTCTAATGCAGTAGCAGAAGTAAGAAGTTTTACACTAGATACATCTGCTGAAATTTTAGAAGATACAACTCTTACAGACACTTCAAGAACATACGCAGTAGGAAAAAAAGGAGCAACAGTTTCTGTTGAATGTTGGTGGGACGAAACCGATACCAATGGACAGATTGCAATAGCAGAAGGAAATTCTGTGGCTCTTAATTTATATCCTGAAGGAGCTGGGGCAGGTTCGTACTACTTTAGTGGAACTTATCTTATTACTGGACAATCAGTATCAACACCAACAGATGGTATAATTGAATCCACTTTTAGTGCAACAATGACTGGTGCATTAACAAGAGGAACTGTGTAATTGACACAATGCAATTCATAATTTATATTATTATTCATGAATGATAAAAAAGACTGGAAAGCGATTGATAGTGTCATTAATCACTTTAATGCACATGATATTAGAAAAATAGAAGTGCCAGAATGGAAAGGTAAAGATGGAGGAGCATTAATTATTTATGTAACTCCCTTTACCCTTACAGAAAAACAAAGAGTGTTTAATAGAGCTAATGTTTCTGATGTAGGAGCATTAGCAGATATTGTTATTATGAAAGCACAAGATGAAAAGGGGAAAAACTTATTCACTTTAGAAGATAAACCAACCTTAATGCAAAAGGCAGATGCTGACATAGTAGCACGAATAGCAAATGAAATAACTACACCGAAGACTGATTTACAGTCAGAAAAAAAAAATTAAAAACAGATCATGAACAATTTGCTGTAATGTTTGTAGCAGAACAGCTAGGAATGTCCTTAACAGAAGTTGGGAAGATGTCTGTTGAAGAATTAATACAATGGATTGCTTATTTTGAAGTAAAAACAGAAAAAGGAAATAAAAAATAATGGCAGCAACACAAAGAATGAACATTGATATATTAGCTCGAGATAAGACAGCTAAAGCAGTCAATAGTTCAAGAAAAAGATTTGAAGGATTAAAGAAAAGTTTATTTAATGTAAAAACTGCTATGGCAGGTATTGGGTTTGCTTTACTTGCAAGAAATCTTATTAATACTGGTAAATCCATTGAAAGTTTACAGGTAAGATTAAAGTTCTTATTTGGATCTGCTGAAGAGGGAGCAAAAGCATTTGAGAAGATGGCAACATTTGCTAGTAAAGTTCCTTTTTCATTAGAACAAATACAACAAGGAGCTGGAGTATTAGCTGTCGTAAGTAAAGATGCAAACCAATTATCTAAAATAATGGAGATAACTGGTAATGTTGCAGCAGTTACAGGATTAGATTTTAAAACAACAGCCGAACAAATACAAAGGTCTTTATCAGCAGGTATTTCTGCAGCCGATTTATTCCGAGAAAAAGGTGTTAGAGATATGCTTGGTTTTAAAGCAGGTGCAACTGTATCAATAGAAGAAACTGCAGCAGCTTTTGACAGAGTATTTGGTAAAGGCGGTAGGTTTGGAAAAGCAACTGATGAATTAGCCAAAACATTTGAGGGAACACTCTCAATGATTGGTGATAAAATCTTTACATTTAAAAGAGTAATATTAGAAGCAGGTTTATTTCCAGAGTTAAAGAAACAATTTAGCGACCTTGATGAATTTTTAGCAAGTAATTCTGAGGGTATAAATAAGATAGCAGTTTCTATAGGAACATTTCTAGCACAAGCTGTAGGAACAGTTGCAAGTGCTATGAAATTTGTAGGACAAAATGCACAAACAATTAAACAAATATTTGTAGCACTAATTGCTTTAAAAATTGGTGCAATGTTTTTTAAAATTGCTAGAGCATTACAAGCTATGTTTGTTGGTCAAGCAGCTTTAGCATCTCTATCATTAGGTCCTGTTGGTTGGTTAGCAGTTACAGCAGCAGTTACAGCAGCAGTAGTAGCACATGGAAAATTAGGCGATGCAATAGATTTAGTTGGTAAAAGATCAGAAAGAAATTTTCAACAATACCTGCACAACACAAAAGAAATAATTAAAGATATTACAACAATACAAGGTCTAGTTGGAACACCTAGTGGACCTCGAGTAACAGAAAAAAGTAGAATAAGACCACTATCAGGTAAAGAACAAAAGGAGTTAGATAAATTATTAGAGAGTTTAAAATCTGAATCACAAAAATTAACAGAAGCACTTGTTGCTGACGAAGCATTATTATTAAAAGCATTAAAAGATACAACACTTAAAGCTGGTGCATACGAAGAAGCATTGGCAGGAATTAGAAAAGAATATGAAAAAAACAAAAAAGAATTAGAACCATTAGTTAAAGCAGAAGAAGAATTGTTAAAAATAAAAGAAAACTTAATGACTAAACACGAACAAGCACAAGCAGTTTTTGATGAAACTTATGAAAAATTAATGAGAAATGCTGCATTTCAAAAATTAAGTGATACAGATCAAATTGAAATAGTTGGTAGACTTACAGCAGAATTTGAAAAAGCAACTGAAGAAGTAGATAAATTAACAGAAGCAGAAGAAAGAGCTAGAGATATTGGTCAAGAATTAGGTCTAACATTTACATCTGCTTTTGAAGATGCAGTAGTAGAGGGTAAGAAATTTAGAGAAATACTACAAGGAATATACAAAGATATATTAAGAATAATGTTAAGAAAAACTATTACTGAACCTGTTGGAAAATTTTTATCAACAGCACTTTCTGCTGGAGTAGGATCTTTATTTCCAGGCAAACAATTTGGTGGTTCAGTTGCAGGAGGAAAACCACATATAGTAGGAGAAGCTGGACCAGAGTTATTTGTTCCAGGTTCATCTGGTAGTATTGTTCCTAGTCATCAATTAGGTGGAGGAGCAAATATAGTTCAAAATATTAATGTATCTACTGGTGTTCAACAAACAGTAAGAGCAGAAATTATACAATTAATGCCAATGATTAGAAAAGCAAGTGTAGAAGCTGTGCTTGAAGAACGATCAAGAGGTGGTCAAATGGCACAAGCAATGGGAGCAGTATCTCAAAATTCATAAAGGATAAATAAATGACAACTTATGCAATGCCAACAACAATAAATCCAAAATCAGCAAGATTTGGATTAGTAACAAACACAAGAAGTTTTGTAAGTCCATTGAGTGGTGCTGTTCAAACAACAGCTATGAGTGGAGCAAGATGGACAGCTACATATTCTTATCCACCAATGACACATGCTGAATCAGGAGAATTTCTGGCATTTCTTATTTCATTACAAGGAAGTGAGAATAGATTTAATGCTTGGGACCCATTACATAAATTAAAAGGTAATAGAGGAACACCCACAGGTACACCATTAGTTGATGGTGCTAGTCAAACTGGAGTAACATTGGCGACTGATGGTTGGAGCAATAGCACTTTAGTTTTAAAAAAAGGTGATTATTTTGTCGTCAACTCAGAATTGAAGATGTGCATAAATGATGAAACATCTGATGGTAGTGGAGATGTAACACTTAATTTTGAACCTGCATTAAGAGCAAGTCCATCTAATAATGCCGCATTAACAATATCTGCTTGTACAGCAGTAATGATGTTAGTAGATGACAACCAAACAATGTGGGATCAAACAAGTATAGAAAATTATGGTCTAACCTTTTCTGGGATAGAGGCTTTTACTTCCTGATGAAGTGGCAACAAAAAGGTAAAGGTAGAAGAAAACAAGGATCTAAACAAAGACAAGCAAGAAGAAGAAATCGTAAAAGGAGGTAAATATGAAATGGTTTTTAATAATCTTTTTTGTGCATATCTCTCAGTATGGTTCATCATCTCCTGATAATGTAAAATTTATTAAAGTTGATAAACAATATAATTCTATGAGAGAGTGCCAAAATGAAACAAGAGAAGAAATTATAAAATTAATAAAAGAACTTGATTTTAAATATGATTGGAAAGTAGCAAAATGCACCGATAGTCAATTTACAACATATCTATATCCTGATGCTAAAAAAAAGATAGAGCAGGAGAAGGATTATGAAGTCTATTCCATCAAGACTAAAACAATTAATTAATGATATTTTAACTATTAAAAGAACTGGAAAATTATCAGGTCATACAGGTCCACATGGAGCAAAACCAAATAAACGATAAAGAAATAACAAATGAAATATGTAAAATGTGTTTTGGTGTTGGGTTTTTAATTTATTGTGTTGTTCCACCAAAACCTTGTCCTAGATGTAAAACAAAAGGTATAGTTAAAATAAAAAATTGAATTAAAAAAACAGAGAGAGTAGTATCGAGTACTATTCAACAAACTACTCTCTCATATATAGTAATATTTGTTAAAATTACACATAAATAACATAATGTTACCTATAGGAAAATTATAAACTATGACAAGAACGATAGCAACAGCAAATAAAAATGAATCAACAGCAGAAGTCTTTAGACCAGTTCTATTTCTATTTTTAGATTTAGATGGTGGAGATGTAACAGTTAATTCTTCAGATCAGGATATAGCATGGGATTTTGATGGCGATAGTAGTGATGAAACATTTACTGGTGTTGGACAGTTTGGAAGTGTATCAGTATTAAATGAAAGTGCTGCTCTCAAAGCAACTGGTATTCAATGTATGCTTACTGGGATTCCAACTACACATATTAGTAATGCTT